CATTACTTCCTGTTCCTGTATAAGTTACAATACTAAATCCTGCAGTTGTGTTAGCTTGAACTGTTGAGGTAATACTTCCGTCTGAATTAGATGATGTTGTACCACCATTAGCTTTCCATTGCCATGCTACATAGGTTCCACTAGACTGATTAACGGAAGCAGGTGAACTTAAAGTAAATCCATCAGTATCTAAAGAATTTACTACATCATTTGAGGCTTCTGCATCACTAAGATTAGATTGTAAGTAAGTAGAAGAGAAAGACGAAGTTATTAATCTATGGCTTCTCGTAGTATTCCTTTGTTTTATCCATAACCAATCAGGTTTAAAATTACCTGCATTTGCATCATTAGTTATTGCATTGGTGCTTCCTGTTCCTGTATAAAGTTGTGTATGAAAATATTCTGAAGGGTCATCTATTGTTGTATAAGCCATTATCCAAACTCCGCTAATCTTTTAGTACATAGTGCATAATATCCTGATGGTGGTGCATATTCAAAGTCGCCATACTTGCCGTCATTGTTGCCACTTGATATGCTAAATGGTGGGTTTCCAAAATTCATTTCCCAAGTAGCATTGTAGTCTGAATTACCATCAGATACTGCAAAAAAATAAAAACCATTAGTAGTTGATGCAGGGTCTGTGATTGAATATCCTGTGCCACTATTCATAACAGTTCCATTTTTGTAGAAATAAATTAAATTATTATCTAAATCTAATGCAATACTAATTATATCGTTTGTTGTATATGTTGCATTACTATACGTTACTGTTGATGCATTATTATATAAACCATCATTACTTGCTAAACCATATGAATAACTATCTTGTCCCACCCATCTGTTATTTCTATTTTGTTCACTTGCATCACTCGTAATTCCAAATTGTGCTTGTCCACCAGATAAAGCAATAAGTTTTGCTTCAACATACCATTTACCTTTATCTACTCCGATACTTGAAGATGATAAAAATTGGTCTGCATTTACACCTACTATTTTAGTATTGCCTTCACTAAGAGCAGATGATGTTTGAAAATTTAAAGCATTTAGTGTGGCAAAATTATTAGTGCAAGTATCTTCTGTTACATCTAGAGCTGCAAGATTAGTTACTGCAAAATGATTATCATTACCAGATGTATCTGCACCTATACCACTAGAGTTTTGACTTGTACCTGTTTGTTGAAACTCTAAATAAAAACCATTAGTGCCGTAGCTCCCTGTATATTTTTTTGGAATCCAAACTCCGTTATCATCAAACTCTCCAAAGTCTGTTTGTGCTTTTGCAGTTCCGTCTATGTAATGCGTTTCTGTCATATAGCCATCATAGTAACCCCCAAGACCACCTGCATTAGGATTGTTATTAGCACCAACTATTGCTGTTTGTGAACTTACATCAAAAGTATAATCTTGAGAAGGATAGCTTGAAGTACCAAAAGAAGTTTCAAGAACACCATTTATATAAATTTTAATTCTATTTGATGCAGTTCCCTGTGTTGTATCAGCAGAAATTAAAATATGATACCAAGCATTAGGGTCTCTAAAAACTCTATTTGTAATTATGTTAGAATCTGTTGCTCCCGTAGTGACAAACTGTAACGCATGAGAAGCAAAATTTATTCTAAAACAATCGGTGCTACTAGTAAGTGTACCACTTGTATAAAGAGCAAAATTACTAGATGAAGAAACAGATGCTCCTAATTTTACCCAAGTTGAAAAAGTAAATTTTTTTTCACTTGATGCTGTTCCTGTGCTTCTACTTAAATAAGCACTATCTCCATCATTAAACCTAAGAGAGTTTTCTACATCATAACCCTTAGATTCATTTCCCCCTGCTATAGGAAATACCATGTTACACTACCTCGTCTGGAAACTCACCTAGTGGTCTTGATACAACTCCCTCACTATCTGTAGTGTAAGTTAGTAAAGTTATTAATGCATCTACATCTGCACAATTATCTATAGATGTTTCCATAGAATTAACTTTTGTTCTAACTGCTGCTCTGTATGTTTTAATATTATCAGGCACAGAATAAGAATCTACATCTGCAGCTTTGATAACATACCAATCTGTTTTAACAAGTAGTCCTGCAGCTTCTGCATTAAATTTATTTTTATATTTTGTTTTAAGACCATAGTTAATTACTTGATTACCATCATCATCTTTAATTTTATTACCATCATCATCAACTGCATCTTCATCATTAAGTCTTTTGGCAGTTGCTGTTCCGTAACTACCTGTTACTTTACCGCTACCAAATGCATAAGTAATATTTGTATTAATATAAAACTCTTCATCTTTTTTATTAGTGTTATCTATTTCTACAGTATAGATACCGATAGCATTTCTTTCTGCTTCAGTCCATAAAGTATAAATACTTTGGGGATATTGATTATTTCCTATTGTAATTCCTTTATTGCCTTTGGGGAATTGTGTAATTTTTCCTGATTCTACTAATGCAAACATATTTACTCCTATGATAATGTTAGGTTAAGATTTCTACCTACCTCTAAAAACTTTGAACCATTGTATCTAAATACAAATAAATCACCTTTACTCGCAGTGGTTGTTAGTGTGGGTGCAGTATCTTCGGTAAACTCATATGCAGCATTAAATGTTACTGTTCTTGAACCTGTGCCATCTTGAATAATTAATAAAGATACAAACTGTCCTGTTTGTGCGTTGGTTGCTGCACCTAATGTTCTATTAGCACCTAGTGTTACTTTTGCTACAGGTGATGTAGATACATCCCATGATATTGTCGATGCATCTGTTAGTGTTGCTTCTGCATTATATGCACCTACATTAAACTTTGCATTTGCTGAAGATAATACAAATCTATCTGTGCCACCAGTCTTAAAATCTATTTGGTCATCTGTATCTGCTGTAATACTAGTATCACCATCAACATCTAATATAAACTCTGCACCATTGATATCTGTATTCATTGGTCCACCCACTGCACCAGATATTTCTACAATAAAGATTGATGCTCCACTTGCAGGTGCTGTGGTAAATGTAATCTGTGTTCCGCCTGTAGCTAGTGTATAGTCTGTTCCGGGTTTTTGTATAACACCATCATGAGATACTAATAACTGTGCTGCAGAACCTACCTGTGTTCCTAAACTAAATGTTGTGTTAGAACCATTGTAAGTATTACCACTCGTGTCTAAGACAGAGAAGGTTCCGTTTTTAATTGATTGTCCTATGTATGCCATATTATTTTCCTGTTAATGCCTTAATCTCGTCATCTGTTAAACCAAGATTTTTTAATTTAGTTTTACCTGATGTTTCATCTGTAGTTTGTTTTGTTTGAGCATTGTCATATTCTGTTTGTAAAGCCGCTAGTCCATCAGTGCATTCTTGTTCCGTAGGTTTAGAACCACCATCATGCACTATAAGATTTGCATATAGTTTGTTTTTAGAATCAGACCAACCAAACCATTGACCTGTTCTAACTGTTACTAAATAATCTTCTATATGTGTTGGTCTCATTCTATGTATCTCCTAATCTTATAAATGTAAAACAAGTTTGATTTTGTGAACTGTTACCAATAGTTCTATTTCCAGAGTTTTGACCACTTGTTGCAAATTTACATTTTACATTTGAAGTATCGGTCACATCTAAAATATATGAACTTGTCACTGTTATGGTTGAATTATTATTAAGACCTAAAAAACCTGATGCATTACATACATCAGAATAACTTGAATTATCAGTTGTAACTCTTAATGTAGCAAGAACTTCAACATCAGTACCTCCACCACTTTCTTCGTCAAAAGTTACAGAGTATGTTATAAAATAAATACCAGTTGATGGAAAAGTAAACACACCAGAACTTTCAGTCATTCCAGTACCTAAACTTCCATATCCAGTACTATCGTTTCTTTCAAGATTTGAAGTTATATCAGAACTACCACTAAATGTTGTGGTTAATCTCCATTGGTCTGCCATAGTAATTCCAACACCTGATGTTTTAGCTACAGTGACTGCACTGTCTGCTATACCACCTGTTGCTATTTGTGATTTACTCATCTATCCTCCTATGGTTTAGTAGGCCAAGTTGCGTTCTCGCACTTCTCTACTGTATCTTTCCCTGCAGGTAAGTCTCTTAGATTCTGTCGATATGTTTTCATATCATCACTAAGAGTATTATCTGATAAAGCTAGATAATCTGTCTCTGCTAATAATCTGTTTCTTTTATTTCTTAATTCAGCCAAGGCTCTAGCAGGAGCTGCATCAGCCCATGCTTTCTCTTCAGCATCACGAGCAGTTTCTTCGTCTGCTGTGAACTGAACCTTAACTCCATTTATATTATGATATCTTGGCATTGTTTCTCCTATTTATCCCCTAATTTGTCTGTATCCCAAACTGCTTTTATTTCATCAACTGTTGTTGCAGAGTCTACTTGTGCAGGAAAATCTCTTAACTCTTTTTTCTTAGC